AGATGAAGCTCTGACATATGATTTAGAAGGAGATGGTTTGTGTGGTTCTATGTTAGTTACAAAAGATGGATTTTTATTGGGAATGCATGTTGCTGTAAATTATGATGATAGTGGTGCACATGGTATTAGTAGGATATTTAAAGAGAGAACGGTATCCATCATACAAAAATGTTTTGAAGAAAATGTAGATTTTATGATTGATCGTGCCAAGCAACAAAAAATTTCAGGTTCTATCGTTGAAATTGATAAGAAAGTTTATCAACATGTTTCTGATAAAACAAAATATGTACCATCTTTGGTGTATGGTATTACACCTGTAGAAAGAGAACCAGCACGACTTAATTCGAGATTAACTCTACCCTTAGCACGGAAAAATTTTTTGGAAGTTTCTGAAGTTAATCCAACAAGTTTGGATTTTGCTGGTGAAGTAGCACGAACTTTGTTAAGTGTGGGTAATTCTAAAAATAAACATAAACCATGGAATGATTTTGAGATAGTAACTGGAGATGAGAATATTGGTGAAATTGATAAAGATACAAGTGTTGGCTATGGGTATAAAGGATTGACTAAACATGATTTCATTGATTTTGAAAATAAGAAATTAACTGAATTTTGCTTAAGTGAAATGGAAGAAGTTAAGAGACAAATTCTTAAGAAGGAATTTACAACAAAAATGATGTTTTCTATGATACAAAAAGATGAGTTGCGTAATTTGAATAAAATTGCTTTACCGCGAGTATTTTGTATGGGACCAATAATCCACACACTTTTGTTGAGAAAATATTTAGGACCACTGATGTCCAAAGTATCTAAGTACAAATTTTTGAACGGATTCATGTGTGGTATTAACCCATTGTCAGAACAATGGAAAAATTTACTTGAAGTTACAGTTAAATTTGGTGATAATGTTATAGACGGTGATTACGCTTCATGGGATGCTAAGATGCTACCACAATTTCAACAAAAAGCACATGAAATTTTAGTTGAATTTTTAGATTTGTCCGAGGATGACAAACTAATTTGTAATTTTTTATTGTGTATGTTAATATTTACGCCAACAGTGATTGAGAACAAGTGTGTTGTTACAACACATGGAATGCCATCAGGTTGTGGTGTGACAACTTTTGTTAATTCCTTGATTAACAAAATGTATTTAGCGTATAGTTTTCATAAATTATATAATAAAGAATATAATAAGAATGAATTTAAGATGATTAATCCAGGAATTGACCTCTATTTGAGCAATGTAGTTGATAATGTTTATGGTGATGATAAATTAGTGGGATTAAGTGACAAAGTTAAGGATTGGTTTAATGGTATTACTATTGAAGGGGTTATGAATGAAATTGGTGTTGGTTTTACACTAGCAG